AACGAATGTGAAGAATATCATGGATTGGATTTAAAAGGTAATCCAACATTAGTAACTAAACCAGAGGTGCTTCATGCTGAAACGAATGCAATCGCTAAACTTGCTAAATCTACCGAATCTGGTATGGGTGCTACTATGTTCATTACCCATGCTCCATGTTTGGACTGCGCCAAACTTATATACCAAAGTGGTATTAGCAGTGTTCTATATCGTAACACTTATCGGTCTGATGATGGTATCTCGTTTCTACAAAAAGCAGGAATGACAGTTGAAAAAATATAAAAAGTATACAGCAGAAGTAGTTGGTATTTGTGAGAATGGTGATGCGATATTACAATTCTCAGATGAAATGATTAATGGCTTTGATTGGAAACCAGATGATGTAATCAATGTTTCAATGATAGAAGGTGTAGTGTATTTGAAAAATATTACTAAGGAGAAAGAAAATATGGCTAAGAAAAGAATTGTTCTTTATGAACAAGCCCCTTACATACAGGGTTATAATTCTGCAATATCTAAAGAAGAATTTTATAATCCATATGGCGATATGGAAAATGCAGAAGCAGATGCAGAAGATTATGCTCGTGGTTATGAAAACGGATTAGAGGTAGAATAATTATGTTAGTTATGCCAGATACTATGATAGGTAAACCAGTTGGTTTTACCTGTTCAACTTTTGATTTACTTCATGCGGGTCATATTCTTATGTTGGCCGAATGTAAACAAATCTGTGACTATCTGATTGTTGGTGTTCAAAGTGACCCAACTGTTGATAGACCAAGTACTAAAAACAAACCAGTACAGTCTATTGTTGAACGATATGTCCAACTTTCTGCGGTTAAATTTGTGGATGAAATTATTGTTTACAACACCGAAAAAGACCTTGAAGATATGTTGATGTTTCTACCAATTAGTGTTCGTATTATTGGTGAAGAATATAAAGACAAAGATTTTACAGGTAAACAAATCTGTGAAGACCGTGGTATTAAAATTTGGTTTAACTCTCGTTCACACCGATTTAGTTCTTCTGAATTGAGACAACGAACCTATCAGTCTGAAGTGACTAAGAATTTTGAAAAATCAGATGAGTAAGATATATACTACAAAGGTCGTTGAAATATGCGATAACGGTGACGCTATTGTCGAACTGCCAGATGAATTGGTCGCACAATTAGGATGGAAGATTGGTGATGCTTTAGATTATAAATTGAAAGATGGAAAAGTATTCATAAAAAATCTAACAAAGGACAAAAGAGATGGTCGAACTAAATCTGGAAAAACTAAAAAAGTGCGTACCGAATAACAAAAATCATGTTGGTCTCTTAGATGCTTTCAATAAAGTATTTGAGAAATATGAAATAAACACTAAGGAAAGAGTTGCTGGTTTTCTAGCACAATGTGGGCATGAATCTTTAGACTTCACTGTTCTAAAAGAGAATTTAAATTATGGCGCTAAAGGTCTTCGTGGAACATTTAGTAAGTATTTTCCTGATGATGCGACTGCCGCAAAATATGAACGCAAGCCAGAGATGATTGCTAATCGTGTTTATGCATCTCGTATGGGTAATGGTAATGAGGCATCTGGTGATGGTTATAAGTTTCGTGGTCGTGGTGCAATCCAATTGACTGGATGTAGCAACTACACTGCATTTGCAAAAGATGTTGGTAAGACTATTGATGAGACTATCGTATATCTTGAAACACTAGAAGGTGCAATTGAATCTGCATGTTGGTTCTGGAAGAAGAATGGATTGAATGAGATTGCAGATAAGAAAGATATTACCTTGATGACTAAACGAATCAATGGTGGTACTATCGGTCTTGAAGACCGCAAAAAACATTGGGAAAAGAATTTACAGGAACTATGATATGACTAATATGCCACTAGATGTTCATGCATTTCAACTTGCATGTGAACAATATCCTTCTAAAGAATTTTCAGACCTCTATGCAAAATTGATTGAAGAAGAGTTTAATGAGTTTAAGAAAGCACTTCTTGATGAAGATAATATTGAACAACTAGATGCATGTATGGATATGATTTGGGTCATCTTAGGATACTGCCACATGAAGAATTTCAAAGTGTCACAGGCTTGGGATGAAGTTGCCAAATCTAATTTTACCAAAGTTGATAAAGTAACTGGTAAAGTGAATCGCCGTGCAGACGGTAAAATCTTGAAGCCAGAAGGATGGAAACCTCCTGACTTGAAGGAATATGTTAGGTAATAATCTAACATAGCTATTGCATTCTAACATGAACTATGTTATAATGTTTTTTTGATGTTAATGATATGAAAGAGAATATGAATATTTTTGAAATTGCTAAGAAAATTGCAATCGAAAAGAAACTTCCTCGTGCAGACCGGTACGATTTGGTTCTTCGTGACTTCGACAATATGGTCGAGTTGATTGGTCGAGTTCCCGATCCGACAGTCAACATGAATGATTTCTCTGGTAGAGAAATGCTCGTACCCAAGCGTTGGGTAACCTTAGCCGTGCTTGATGTGGACATGAGAGTGAGTCTTGCATGAGCATCAAGCTACTCACATTCAAAACAAATCACACCATCTTAGGTGATGTTGATATTAGTAATGAAACAATCAAAATCAAACAACCAGTTCAAGTTGTTGTGATTCCACCAAAGAGTGCCCAAGACCAAGGCGGCATGGCTTTCTCTCCTTTCTTAGACTACTGTGCCGAATTCAAAACAGGAATCTCGTTTCATCGTAACGACATTCTTTGCATCACAACACCTGTAGTTGAACTTGAGAATCAATACAATTCTGTGTTTGGTAGCGGTATTCAAATTGCCACATCTATCCCTAAATAATGATACAATAACTGAATGAGTAAATTCTACACCAGCGTAATGAGTGTAGGTAACAACATTCTCTATCGTGGCGTAGAGAACGGTCGGCGTATAAAAGAAAAAATTCCTTATACGCCGACTTTGTTTTTACCTGCTAAAAAACAAACAAAATTTAAAACTCTCAAAGGCGACTATCTCGAACCTATGAAGTTTGAGAGTATTCGTGATGCCCGTGACTTTGTGAAAAGATATGATGGTGTTGATAGCTTTGAAATCTATGGTAACAACCGTTACGAATATGTCTACATTTCAGATGAACATCCAGAAGAAACTATTGAATGGAATGTTCAAGATGTTTGTGTAGCCTATCTTGATATTGAGGTTGGTTCTGAGAATGGTTTTCCTGAACCATCACTGGCATCTGAACCTGTGACTGCAATCACAGTTAAACTTTCTAATGATCCAAAATTTTATGTGTTTGCATGTGGTGACTTCAAACCACATCGTGATGATATCATCTATACACAATGTCGAGATGAGTTGTCTCTGCTTGCAAGATTTATAGAATTCTGGCAGAAACATTATCCTGATGCATTGACTGGTTGGAATGTCAAAAACTTCGATATACCATATCTGCACAATCGAATCGAAAGACTTTTTGATGAGAAAGAAGTTAAGAAACTTTCTCCTTGGGGTTTGATATCTGTTCGTGAAGAAACATTTTATGGTAAGACAACTAAAATTTATGACTTGGTTGGTCTGCCAACATTAGACTATTTACAGTTGTTTCGTAAGTATGCACCAAATTCTTCACAAGAATCATATCGTTTAGACCACATTGCACAAGTTGAAAAAGTTGGTCAAAAGATTTCATATGATGAGTATGATAGCTTGCAAGCATTGTATCGTGAGAACTTTCAATTGTTCATTGAGTATAACATTCGAGATGTAGAACTTGTAGAAAACTTGAATGCTAAAGGTCGCTTGATTGATATGGCATTGACTTTGGCTTATGATAACAAGGTTAATTATGATGATGTTTTTACACAAGTTCGTATGTGGGATACAATCACATTCAACCATCTTCGTGCAAAGAATATCATTGTTCCGCCAAAGAGAATATCTTCAAAAAACACTGCCTATGAAGGTGCATATGTTAAAGACCCACACTTAGGTAAACATGAATATGTCGCATCGTTTGACTTGAACAGTTTGTATCCGCATTTGATTATGCAATACAATATCTCACCTGAGACATTGATTGAGCCTCGTGATTACACACCAGAGATGCGTGAAATCATTGCCCAAGGTGTTACAGTTGATAAACTTTTGACATGTCAAATTGATACATCAAAATTAAAAGATGTAACTTTGACACCAAACGGTCAATTCTTTCGCACAGATATCAAAGGCTTTCTTCCAGACATTATGGAAAGAATTTACAATGCTCGTGTGATTTACAAGAAGAGCATGATTGAGGCACAGCAGAAGTATGAAGTAGAAACGAATCTTGAAATAAAAAAAGAATTGAGCAATCATATTTCACGATACAAGAATCTTCAGTTAGCTAAGAAAGTTGGTCTGAATTCTGCTTATGGTGCTTTGGGTAGTCAATACTTTAGATTCTTTGATGTGAGACAAGCAGAAGGTATTACCTTAGCGGGTCAACTAAGTATTAGATGGATTGAAAATCACATCAATCAATATATGAACAACCTATTGAAGACAAATGAAGTTGATTATGTTCTCGCCTCAGACACAGATTCGATTTATCTCAATCTTGGTCCGCTTGTTGATAAGGTCTATTCGAAAACAGGAGATGTTAACAATCTTATCTCCTTCATGGACCGTGTCTGTGAAGATAAACTTCAACCATCTATTGATGAAAGTTATCAGAAACTTGCTGACTATGTTCACGCATACGAACAAAAAATGCAAATGAAGAGAGAGGTCTTGGCAGACAAAGCAATCTGGACTGCTAAGAAGAGATACATTCTTCATGTACATAATTCTGAAGGTGTTCAATATGCTGAACCACAAATCAAGATTCAAGGTCTTGAGGCAATTAAATCATCGACACCGAGTGCATGTCGTGAGAAGATTAAAGAAGCCTTGAAGATTATCATTGGTGGTACAGAAGAACAGTTGCAGACATTCATTGAAAATTTTAGAAAAGAATTCAAGTCGATTCCGATTGAAGATATTTCTTTTCCGAGAACAGTCAATGGCTTGAAAGAGTATGCTAATGAGAAGACTGTTTATTCAAAAGGCACACCGATTCATGTTCGTGGTGCATTGATTCACAATAACAGACTTCGTGCTGACAAGTTGACTAAGAGATATGAATTGATTCGTGAAGGTGAAAAGATTAAGTTTATTTTTCTTCGTGAGCCAAACACATTTCAATCCAATGTTCTTTCTTTTGCAAGTCGTATGCCAAGCGAATGGAATATGACTACTGTTATTGATTATGATATGCAGTTTGAGAAATCATTCATTGAACCTTTGAAGATTGTCCTTGACTGTATTGGATGGAGACCAATCAAAGAAAGTTCTTTAGAGGACTTCTTCGGATGACACAAGTTCTATTACCATTTATTACAGCAATTGTTCTATCAGCAATCGCAGGTTACTATTCGGTAGTAGGGCTTGCTTTAATCTTTCCTGGTTCGTATTGGCCAATCATTGTGATGGGTGGTGCATTAGAGTTGTCTAAGTTAGTTACTGTATCATGGTTGTATAGTAACTGGAAGACTGCACCCATCTTAATGAAATCATATTTCACAGTTGCGGTTGTTTTATTAATGTTGATTACATCGATGGGTATCTTTGGTTATCTTTCAAAGGCACACATTGAATCTACTGTGTCGGTTGGCGCCAATACGGTTCAATTGAAGACTCTTGAATCACAAGAAAAGATGACAAGAGAAAGACTTGAGTATTTGATGAAGAGGGCAGGTGACCCTGCAACCGCAAGTCGAAAAATCGATAAGCAAATACAAGAGACTCAGGTTGAGTTGACTCAGATAACAAAAGACAAATTGCCATTGATGACTGAAGAAAATAAATTGATGGCAGATGTTGGTCCTATTCGCTATGTCGCCGAGTTGTTGTATGATAAAAACGATGCCCAATTCATAGATAAAGCTGTAAGGGTGGTTATCTTCATAATCATTTTTGTCTTTGACCCATTAGCAGTCTTGCTATTGATTGCCGCTAATATGACACTAAAGAACTTGCAATCTGAGAAGACACCTGATATAATAGTGAACAAAACTAAGAAAAAGAAAACTGAAACTAAACCTACAAATACAATTGAGAACTTCTTTGTTGATGAACATTCAGAAGTTATACCGAAAACACAAATTACTAATATGACTGGAGATTTTAAATGAGCATAC